AAGCACTTTGAAGAGGGAATGAAACTCTACAAAGAAATGCTTGATGCATCGATCGCAAAGGAGTGTGCTCGTTTTGTACTCCCTTTAGCAACGCCCACAAAAATTTACATGACAGGATCAGTTCGGTCATGGGTTCATTACATCTCCTTGCGTGCTGCTAACGGTACACAGAAGGAGCACATGGATATTGCAGAAGATTGTAAGACCATCTTCCGCAAAGAGTTTCCAGTGGTCTCAGAGGCCCTGGGTTGGGTCTAAATACACCGTACACATTTCTTATCATGCCTACATATCCAGTCATCAATACAGAAACTGGTGAACAAAAAGAAGTGAAAATGAGTTTCACTGTTTGGGATCAGTGGTTGGAAGACAACCCAGGGTGGATCCGTGATTGGTCAGATCCATCTACTGCTCCTATGGCCACAGAGGTCGGTGATTGGAGGAACAAACTTGTTTCCAGAAATCCAGGCTGGAACGAGGTTCTAGATAAAGCATCCAAAGCACCTGGTTCTAAAGTAAAGAAGATTACCTAGTATGCCGAGAAGAAAGAAGGACGACCCCATTGGAGTTGGACTGACGGCAAAGCAAATGCGCCGAAAGAAACCAATCAATGCGGATCTCTTGGTGGACATTGAACCACTTACAAAGAATCAAGAGAAATTTTTTGAAGAATATGATGCCAACAAACACCTCTTCGCTTACGGTTGTGCAGGCACAGGCAAAACATTTATCGCACTCTACAAAGCTTTAAAGCAAGTCCTGAGTGACGATAATCCATACGAAAAGATCTACATTGTTCGATCTCTGGTGGCCACACGAGAGATTGGATTCCTTCCTGGAGATCATGAGGATAAGTCCTCTCTGTATCAGATTCCATACAAGAACATGGTTAAGTACATGTTTGAGATGCCTACTGATGCAGACTTTGAAATGCTGTATGGTAATCTAAAAACACAGGAGACCATTTCATTCTGGTCTACCTCATTCATTCGTGGAACAACACTTGACAATGCCATTGTCATAGTGGACGAGTGTCAAAACTTGAACTTCCACGAACTTGATAGTATAATCACACGTGTTGGTGAGAACTCCAAGATCATGTTCTGTGGGGATGGCGTTCAGTCAGACCTGAGAAACAACAATGAGCGTAATGGAATCTCCGATTTCATTAAGATCATTACTAGAATGGAATCATTCGCTGTTGTAGAATTTGAACTTGAGGACATCGTTCGTTCCGGACTTGTCAAAGAGTACATTCTCGCTAAGAACTCTCTTGGTATGATATGACATTCACTCATCATAATTTTCTAGGTGACATTGAACTTGAGAAAAAAGAAACACCAGGTTGTAGACTCTATCAAGTCCCGAATGGAGACTGGGTTCCTTCTATTACTTCTGTCACTTCTTTCTATAACCGCCAAATTTTTATTGAATGGCGAAAGCGAGTTGGAGAAGAGAAAGCTAACAGAATTACGAAGAAGGCAACCGCACGTGGTACAGATTTTCATGAGGCGGCGCAAGCGTACCTCATGAATGAAGAGTTGGATTGGAAGAACTTTCTTCCTGCCACTCAATATATGTTCCACCATGCCAAACCATACTTAGACAAGATTCAAAATATTCATGCAATCGAAAGGACTCTGTATTCAGAGTACCTGGGTCTTGCGGGTCGAGTGGATTGTATTGCTGAGTATGAGGGCGAACTAGCAGTCATTGACTTCAAAACATCTGAGAAGATCAAACCTGAGAAGTGGCTTGAAAACTACTTCGTACAGGAAACTGCATATGCTTGTATGTACTATGAACTCACAGGTATTCCTGTGAAGAAACTCATCACACTGATGGTGACACCAGGTGGTGAGGTGAAAGTATTTGACAAACGCAACAAAGACGAGTATATTAAATTATTAGTTCGCTACATTAAAGAATTTGTCACCCACAGTATTTCTAATGGATAAAGAACTCAATGAGGTTCTAGAGAAAAAGTTTTTATGTCCTTCTAAGTTCGCTCAAGATATTGAGAAGATCGTCTCACAAAGTGATGACATCAATTACATCGAAGCAATCATTGTGTATTGCGAAGAGAATAAGATTGAGTTAGAAACAGTACCGAAACTACTCTCTAAACCTCTCAAGGAGAAACTCAAGTTTAATGCCATGGAACTCAATTTCCTCAAAAGAAGTTCGCGAGCGAAGTTGCCATTATGAGCGGTGAATCTGATCTATATGAAGACATGAGCAAACTGAATGCTCTTTATGAAGAGTTGATGTGGCCTCATGATGAACCACTTGATTTCAAAGCCGACTTTGAAAACAACAGAATTATTATTCAATTAAAACGTGATGCCGTTTGAGTGCTATAAGACTTACCTTGCGATGAAGCAACACTTCACCAAGGACAAGTATGATTACCACAAGTATTGTGGTAGGTCTCGTGCCACTTTGAATTCATTCTACAAACGCAAGGATCGATACTTCTTTGAGAAGATGTCGAGAGCACACCCTGATAGAGAGATTGAGGATTTCTTTGTAGCGAACTTTGTTTCATGTGACGATCCCCAAACTCTCTGGATTGGTGATATAATTCGTGAAGGCGACGGTAAGTTTCGCCAATGGCAGAAGAGAATGCAATCCATGTCATATCTCTTCAAAGAGGAAGTAGAATCTGTCCTCACTAGAGGTGACTTTGATAGTTACTTCGAGGTTGTTGATAATCAACATCCTAAGATTCTAAAGGAGCACTTCCAAAAGAAAATCTCTTTGGAAACGCTGATCATCTTGGATAGAATACTTGGATACAAGTCTCACTTTGACAAAAAATTACGGGATCCCGTATGGAATTTCGTCTCTATGCGTATGAACAAGTATTCTCCCTTTCTAAATATTGACGTATTCCGTTACAAAAAAATTCTTAAGGAGGTTATCGTCCATGGCTCTTGATAATGCTACCGTTCTTGAAAATCTCAGGAATCAACAAGTTGAAATTGAAAAGCAGATGGATAATCTGCGTAACACCTATCTTAAGGTGCTCGGTGCCATCGATGCACTGGAGCAAATTGAAGAGGCAAACTCGCTGGAATCTGAACCCGAGGAGGAATCCGAAGAAGAATGAGTTTCTTTGACTCAGAGGTTGTCCGTGCAGAGATGACCGAAATTACAGAACTGCAAGAAGAGATCTATGAAAGCGTCTTTCGCTTTCCTCAGATGAACCAACAGGAGAAGTCTGAGCACGTTGATCTTCTTGTTCGTTTGCTTGAGAAGCAAAGGATTCTCTACACTCGTCTGAGTCTGTCAGATGATCCTGAAGCAGTTCAGATGAAAGAAAATATCACCAAGTCAGCTGTCATGATGGGTATGCCACCTAACGTGGACATGTCAGTCATCTTCACCAATATGGAAAAGATGATCAACGTCATGAAAAAACAGATTGACAAAGGGATCTGAATCCCTTACAATAACGAAGTACACACAAGCCAAATCTCAAACACAAGCCAAATCTAATGTCCTTTTCTTCCCTTAAAAAACAGTCCTCTCTTGGTTCCCTCACTTCTAA